CGCACTTGTAGAGGATATAGTAGCTAGGGCTCCTAATATGATCAGGATTGCTCCAATGACCCATGCTATGTATTATCCTATATCTGATGTAGAACCTGAGCTTGATGAGAAAGTTATAGATGTAGTTCGAAAGAGTGACATGTTTTTTGCCCGGGAGTACTATCAGTTAGACCTTCCTTTTATGGCTACTGTTGAAAAGCGTCACGAAGAGTTTTTTGTTGATGATTTGAATCGTAGACTGCTTGATATTCAGAATGAGCAGTCCGGTCTCCCCAGTGCAGAATCCCCTAATTATTATGTTCCGAGTTTAGCTTTTTTAGCTTGGGATGCTGTTAAAAAATCAGGAATGGTCACACCTTCTTTTTGTGCATTGACAACAGTAGATGGTAGGAAGAAATCGATATTGGCTACAGCAGATTTGACTCCCGAAAAAATAGCTAATGCCGTGGGTAATGTCTCCAAAGATCAGAAGTGTCCTCATATGTCCGAGATTGCACCTTTTTATGACGAGGCACTACAGAGGCTTTTGTATGCGATGGGTACTATGGATTGGAAAAATTCTATAGAAGGAAATATTGAGCTTTCGAATTTAGATGGTATTTACCTAGCTTCGGCACAAGGTCCTTCTCCCGGTCATAGAACGATGAAAGAGACCGATGGCTTTAGGTTTAAAGTTTCGCCTGAAGGGAAAAAATATGAGAATTGGGTCCCAACTATGAAACAATTTAAAGATTTTATTACTGATGGAACTAAACCCTTCTGTGCCTGGACTCATAGGTTTAAAAAAGAAATGCTCCACTCTCAAACGAAATTGAATAATGAAGCCGAATACAATAAGTGGCTTTTAAAACTTAGAACATTCATTATGCCTTCTCAAATTTTTACTCTTTTTGAGCGACTTGTTACTTTAGTTGCGAAAAAGATAGATCCAGGTAGAGTTATTCGTGTTGGACATAGCCATTCTAGTGGTGGTAATGATTTTTTAGCTAAGGTCCTGCGTGTTTATGATGATCCTGAAAGTGCAGTTCTCCAGGAAGGTGATTTTGAGTCTCTCGACCTAACTATTAGACAGAAGTTGGTAGAATTTTATTATGCCCATTGTCTTTATTACTATAAGCCTGACGTAGCCGATTATGATATTATTATGGCTATTATCCAATTTTTGGTTGAAGAAATCTCACAAAGAATAACGCATCTCTTCGGTGAGATATGGGTTGTTTTGAGTGGCCATGTACCCTCTGGTGTTTTTCAGACTTCTAATATGGATTCCTGGATTGTTGCTCTACTTTTCTATTGGTATGTTACTCATCAAATGTCAAAAATGCCCAACAAAATGAAGAAGAAAGCTGAGCGCTATTTAGTTCGTTGCCTCATACACATCATTACTCAAGGAGATGATCATGTAATCCGCCTTCCACCTGACCAAGAGATTATTTCTTTTATCTCCATTTATGGTTGGAGTGTATGGCTCCAGAAGTATTGGGGAATGCGTATAAGAGATATGAAGACCGTTAAATATCTGTCGATACCCGATAATCATGGAGGTCTGTCTTATACTGGATTGTGTTTTTTGAAATATTATAATGTTCTCAATCCTGATTTTGGTCGTTTTAGTCAGCCGAAATATTTATCTTATCGACCAACTAATGACTTAGTTCTTCGTCTTCTGTGGTCTAGGTCGGGGGAAAGTAGAGATCTTTATGATCTTCTTCTTTCTGTAATTGGTCATGCTTATGGTACTTATTATTCTAACCGACATGCCTATGCCTATCTCCACACCGTTTATGCGCATATTCTTTATGCCTTGGATGTTAAAGCTGAAGTTGCAATTGCTCGTATGATGCAACTTAAGGGCGATCATGTTATTAAAGATATAAAGAAGAGAGGTCTTTCTGAGGAGTCGATTATGTTCGGGTTTCCGACTGTCTCTAAGTTGATGGCTTTGAACGTTGTTGATCCTTCTCGTGAGTTTTTGGGCGGCGCCTATTAGTTACAGTGAAATAAAAATAATATATAAAATATAAAATAAAAAAAAAAAAAAAAAAAGCGAGATCGGAAG